AACACAATATTCTGGTACCTTATCCAATGTAAAATTACATACAATTTGTGTAATAATTAATGAACCAATTACAAATGCTATATGATCATTCGATGTCATATTATTAAACTCTTTATAACTATCTTTTAAAGGTTGTTTAAAATCAAACGTATGATCAGTTTTGTATTGAATTAATTGTTCAGAAAATGAAGCTACAAATGTTGAAAAAGGTTTATAATATGCTGGATTGAATAATAAGAATGGTGTAAGAACACCGAATATTTTAATAGACATTAAACCAGGTAGTGCTAATAATAATATTGTAATAGTTTTTTGGTATATTTCATTAAAATTTTGTTTATTGATTTCTGTTATGTATTCCTCAGACATTTCAGGATCAATAGGGGTAATAGTTGGTAGTGTCAGTTTTTTCATCATTATTGCAAATTCTTCTTTAGTCATACTTCCTTTTTTTATACTTTCGTATAAATCTGAATGTGTGTTGTTATCAATTGGTATCGAAGGTTCTGATACTAGTCCTCGTTTTGTTGGTTCTATTTGTACCCTTATTTTTGGTGGTGATTGTGGTGGTGTTTTCCATGACCATGGCAATTTTGATGTTTCTATTAGAGAAACTCCTTCTGCAGTTGTTGATGTTGGTGTTGATGTTGGTGTTGATGTTGGTGTTGATGTTGGTGTTGATGTTGGTGTTGATGGTACTGGTACTTTTGGTGGAAACCCGATTTCTGTTGCCAATCCTATTGGTAGATTTTTTACAGCTGTTGTTGTTGCTGCTGTTCTTGCTGCTCTTGTTGCTAATGGTACTACTCTAAACATACCTCCACGTCTTCGGCGATTCGTCTTATTTCGACGTTTCACACCTTTCTTTTTCAATGTCTTATTTTTTCTTGTACTGTGTTTCATATTTTGTTCGTATTCTACTATAATATACAAACAAAATTTTATACAATAACAACAGCATTATCATCATCTTGGTCTTGGTCGTCATCATCATCTTCTTCGTCTTCGTCTTCAGACATTCTCCTAGAATTATCATCATCATCGTGATCATCGTCGTCATCATCCTCATCGTCATCATCCTCATCATCATCTTCTTGATTCTCACGTTCTTCTTCTTGGACAATTTCATTCCGTTGAGGTTCGTCTTCCTCTAGTTCAATATCATCATGCAAAAAATCCGCGCATCGGTCATTAAATTCCGTTGTTCTAACGGGTTCACCGCGGGAATTTTTCCGTATTACATAAAAGATCCTCCCAAAATGCGGATTAAATCGAATGAATTGTCGCATCTTTTTCTGCAACAAATAATAAGAGTTATACTTTTTATCGGTTTGCGAAATAGAATACAGATTCATGTAATACAAATACAAATAGGGACGCATAACATCGACTAAACGATCCACTGGGAAATCCTTGTGTATACGAAGAACACGCCGTTTATCCAAATTACGCAACATAATATCAATGCTTCGTCTCAAATAAGCTGGAGGAGATTTATAAACATAATCACGTATATAGGTATCGCGAATAATAGCCTCATTTTCATAAGTGTATCGTTTTACATCAAACCCTACATTATAAAATAATTGAAAAAGGTGCGGCATTCGATAGCTAGACTCACGAATCTTGAAATAAATGGCGTATAACATTGCGTGTGTAAATGGTTTATTCGTATATGGGTTTTTAGGTTCAATTGGTTCAACAAAGAATCGCACGGCGTTAGAGAGTGCTGTATGCAAAATATTCATGATATCCGAAAGTCGAAACAAATACTTGGCGCCATCTTGATACAAAACCATGGTGGTCCGTTTGTGTTCATCAATTGGGTTCATGTAAAGGTCGTGCGTTATCTTGGCTACAGATCGTTTGATTCGCCAAATGCGCGCCAATCGCAAAAACCCATGATATGCGCGTTGAGTTTTGCTAAATATGTCTAAATACATATCGGCGTGTTCTTTACACCAAAAATTGTTATTGAGCATACGTTTTAATACACTGATCTTTATCCCAGATACAATTGCAAACGCTTTGTCGGGTAATTGAATACGCGTACCCCGAGTTTTATGCAACTTTGCAAAACACTCATCCATGTATATATATACAAACATCGCCATGGGTTTGCGCATATGAAGATCTTCGTCTTCGTCTTCATCTGGTAAACTGCTATTGAAAACTTTTGACCAATATTGATACCGGTTTGATACGGGGAAGAGCTTACCCCCGAGTTGTACGGTAATCTTAGGCAACGGTTTTTCACTAAACTGTATAATATCTTTTGAACGAATATTTTTTTGTAAAATTGTGAAAAAAGAATTCATGATGGCGTCTTGAATATAGTTATAGTAAAATATTGTTTGTATTAATGAACGATGTATAAAACTCACATTCTATGTTTATGCCATTTTTTTTGCAAAGCATAATAAAATTGATCTATTGATCTTGTAGAAATTGATCTATTATCTATTCAATAACATACCGCGCACAATATAGTAAAATGTTTAGCGACCACTCCCTGCAAATCTTCGTGTATACTCCACCCAATACCACAAAAATAAACAAGGATAATAATTATCCATTCATTGAATTCAGGAACGTAGAAGAGCAAAAGGAATTCCTTTCAAAACTAAAGTACACGGATTACGACGTAATGCACAAAGTACAATTTGTTGTGAATAATAACCCCATGCCTATACCATTAGGCAAAGTATATAATTTGGACGACAATATGGATTTATTCAAACAATACGTGGTTTCAATGCATAACAACACATCTAGTGATTATGGATTCTTGGACTTTATGAAGGAGAATGGGTGGACAAAATGATGGATTAGAATATCGATATTGATACAATCGTGAATGTATCCTATATTACATTCCCCCCTATATTACATTATCCCCCTATATTACATTATTTTTACGTGTTTTTTTTGTGGTACTAGAGTAATCGGTTATGGCAACGGCAACAAGTGCATTTTCAGAAATCAATGATATTCGGACTCCAGCAGAATTTAAAGGAGTTTCTTTTTCAAAATTCAAAAAAACCGATGTTCGAAATCAATTGGTGGATAGTCTACTCAAGGGTAAGATCGAACCGGCATGTAATTGGGCTGCAGAACTGGTGTGTGCAGGTCATTACGGAGAAATGTGGGAGATTCTGATGTACTATATGGCAAAACACATTCATTTAGGGAATCCCAAGATCGCCATCTACTTAGAAATGAGATACGACGTATTTCGCAATATTGCTGCGCAAGGTTTTAATCTAAATGAATTGGAACTACGAAACAACGTCAAAATTCGCAAACTATTCGCCGAAATCATCTGTACCTTGGCACTATCTTCCAAAAAACCTAGCTTCGAAGCCGTGAAGATTGATCGCCAAGAGGAATTTGATATGACACAGATGACAGATCGCTTGAAAGCGCCCAGTATGTCTTATGCAGAAGCCGTATTCTTGAAAGGAGATCCAAAAGAACTCTTTATTGCCATCAACGAACTGGGGTTCTGTTTATCTCCACAAGGCGCAAATATGTTGCAGGCGTGTTATTGGATTGAATGGGTCATCGAATTCGACCAAATATGCAGAAAACGCAAAGAACCCTGCTATGGCGTAAAGCGTACAAAACATCCTATTGAACCAAAATATACACGCGACATCATTTGGATTGTATGGGATTTGTTGTTGTATGTATGTTCTTGTATTCAAAACCCTCTCTTGGACAAAACCCTGAATGCGCTGTTGCGACTATTTTGTATAAAATATACTACAGCTGCTTGCAAACGACGTAGATACCTCTTGTATTATGCAGTAGGATTATTGACTGAACCAGTGTCTATGAACGGAGATATCTTACCGAATCGGCAACTGTTGCAAAATGTAGTTGATCAAATTGACCAAGTCTATAAACAAATCAAGAAAAACGAACAAGCACCCAAGACGGAGTATTTATTCAAGGGTCTAGAGCAAAAGAAGATGTTAGAACGATCCTTAATGCAAATGGAATTGGTGAATCAGGTTGATCCTATAAATGCATTGAATCCAAATGTTTAGAGGGTAATGGACCTGGTAAAGGGGTATTTATTGATAATACTATATGAAATATCCAAAAATATATTTCATCTAGAGAAAACCGCAAATGATTCCATCATCTTGCTTAATATCTATTGGTAGATAAATGTATTTACAAGACAGATAGAGAAATCCACCTTTTTGTAGCCATTTGGCTACAAAAACACGGATAGCCCTTAAAAAAAGGATCCAAAAGATCCACCCAATACACTATTTGCTGCAGCGGGACCCATCATGGACGCAAAATCGGACAACCCGGGACTGTTTGATGATCCGCGCATCATCTGGTCATATGTGCCGTTATTAGGCTTGGATACAGATGTGGGTGCAGGAGGAAACAACTCTGACTGCATCATAGGACTGTCTAAATAATCAGCTTGACTAGACACGTGTCCAGATCCAGAAGATCGAACACCCTTATTTGGGCGTTTTTTGTCATCACTAGGTCCATTCCATAGCTCTGATGCGCGATCCACCAAAATATTCACTTTGATACCCAATTTAGTCTGAATGCTCAAAACAATAACCAAAAATGCCAAGATAACATTGGTAAGAGCCAAGTTTTCGTATTTGAACCCGCTGTATGTAGGAAGATATGTAATAATGCGATGGATGACAATAATACCGCAAAACATGACGATCAATTGAATGAAGATTTCGACTAAAAGCTCCAGCGTGGATTTTTCGACGTCGGCTTCGGGTACAAATCGCTGAATCAATTTATTTAGGACAACAATAGGAATAACGCCTAAAGTTGCATATTGAACAACATTTAGGATTTCTGCTTTTCCTTCTTCTGATGTTGAAAATACGTGGCTGAAAAATGATTTTCGATGTATATCTTTAGCTTCTTGTAATATTTCCATTGTTTAGAAATTCCTTGTATATACGTTCCCTTAGAAATTCTTGGTCAAACTGTTGGGTGAAATTATTGTTGCGTTTAGAATGATTTAGAGATTTCAATTCTTATAATATATTCGTGTTTCCATGAGTAATAATGCCGCTATTCGCCGAAGAGCAGGAACCTCTGCAACAAATCCTATAGGACAATATCAAAGAGTTGGTCAAAATCAGGTTTTATCAAATGATCATCGTGCTTCTCCTAATATGCAAGCTGCGCAACAGCCCGTATCGACATCCGGAGGAAAAGGACTAACACTTCAACAAGTAATCACTCTTATGGATAACCGTTTAATATCATTAGAGAAGAGTTCTAAGTCCACAGCAGAAATTATTGAAAAATTAGATACCGCACAACGTGTTTACGAAAATGAAGATAACTCTTTAGAAGTATCTACTGTCATGGACGAAAAGCTTAACGAATTTATCAGTGAATTCAATTCTCGTACAGAATTATTGGCAACTGAAATTAATAGTTTGAAACAGATTGTATTAAACTTACAAGCATACACATTGGAGATCAATAAAACGTTGATGGAGGAACGTATTCGTATTTTATCTGATATCCCACAAAAAACTTCGGTTATTAATAATACAATTAATCCGATAACAACAGAGGAGGTAGAACTTGAAGATCTCGCATCTCCCGATCTAGAAATTAGCAAACAGAACGATATAACTTATGAATATAATGAAGCAGAATTGTTGGCAGAAGATATCACCGAAGACACTGCAACTTCAATCGAAAATGAAGATTTACAAGACCAACAGCTATTAAATAAAAAGCGTCAAAAAGGTGGAGCAAATAACAAGAAGAGCTTAAAATTGGCTGTTTAGGTTGTTGATCTAATATATTTATAATATTTATACTAACGACACACAAGGTTATATGAAAATAAAATAATGATTTCGAATGTAGGTCGAAATCATTTGAAAAATATGATATATGACACACAGATAGAAATATAGAGAAATCCACCTTTTTTAGCCAAATGGCTACAAAAACATGGATAGCCCTTAAAACATATTATTCGTAATAACGGAACTGTTAGGTAAAGAATTCAAATATTTGTTATAAACTTTAGGTGGAACTACCGAACCACCACCATTTCGAACACGTGTTAAAGCCCTTTCTTGGAATTGTTTATCTGATGTCGAACTAAAGGAAAGAGGTTGTGATGTCAAATTTACAGATCCCTTACCCGTTTCTATATTACGACGGCGTGCGGCTACATCAGAAGCGTCGCGATTGCAAAAAAACTTCTTCTTCAACCCCACAGTAGGTACAGTCAAAGTAGAATGAAAATATGTTTGGCGACCCATGGCAAAATCGCTATCATTACATGCATTATCATTCTTCAATGGCATTGCTTTAGGAGCAGTCAAAATGCGATTCTGAATGTCCACGATAACAGGTTGTCCATTATATTGTAAGGTCATTAACAGTTGAACCAGATAATCAAATGAGTTATATTACCTCCATATATTTATTCCGAAAAATACATAAATAATGATCGCAAAACAATATATACTTTATCGATAACATATACAAAATAATATTCTATGAATGCCGCAACAATCGAAGATGAATCATTACAAAAAAAAATAGCAAATATACAAAACCATTTTTATAACGAACAAGGCGGCAAATCTTGGTTTCAAAAATCACAACAAAAGGCGAATTGTGCTGTTGCAATTACTCAATCAATTCCGCTAAATGATCTTTTTCAAAAATCATTTTACATTCTACCAAATACAAATCAAGTCCATATCGATTACCCCACATTTAAGACTTTTGCACATTCCGAAATTTACGCCAACATAACACAATATATACTTGGTTTATTTACACAATGTCTTAAAGTATGCGATTCATATGAAATACACATCAATCTGAAATCATTCACAATGACAGCAGCACAACGATATCGCGATATGATTTGCCAATTTTGCAATGAATTTTTCGCAAAAGACATTTCGCGATTATCGTGTATTCATATTTATCATTCACCCAAAATGTTTGATGCAATTTCGGCACTCTTTTCCGGGTTTATCGATGATCAAGTACGATCAAAAATAAGAATTATCCAGTAAAATTGATTTGAATGTTTATTTAGGAGTTTTAATACAAACTAAATAAACAATACATTATTGTATTATTCAATCGTAAACGATGAACGTCGAAATCCGCGATTTAGCCAAAGCCGATGTGTTTGCATCTCTTTTCCAACACATCAAGCTATTTACTGAATACATCAACATAGTATTTGAAGCCGAAAGAATGTATATCCAAGCAATGGACACGTCTCGTGTTTCCATTTTCGAAATTCATCTACCTAGAGAATGGTTTAATTCTTATAGATCTTCTACGATAGAAAGTAGTACTGCAAGCACAGTTATCGGTATCAATGCATCACTCTTCTTCAAAGTATTGAGTACTCGAGATAAAACACAAATGATACACTTTTATCAAGAAGAAGATTCTTTAGAAAAATTATTCATCGATTTGACAAGTGAAACCAGCGATAAATTCAATCTCCACTTTGAAATTCCTTTGATTGATATCGACATGGAATATATGCAGATTCCCGAAATTGATTATAATGCAGAATTCTCATTACTTTCATCGCACTTTTCGAATTTGATCAATCAACTAAAACTCTTTGGAGACTGTTTGGAAATTAACTGTTCAGAAGAAAATATATTGTTAAGCGCCAAGAGCCAAGAATCAGGAAAGATGGCAGTTAGTATCAAAATAGATGAATTATCAGCATTTTCGATCAATGAAGGTGAAACCTTAGAATTATCTTTTGGACTAACACAACTACACAATATTTGTTTATATTCAAAACTTTCAAAGGAAGTCAGTATTTATCTATCAGACAGTTATCCGATTAAAATGGTATACAGTCTTGGACAAGAAAATGCCAAGTTTGTATTTTACTTAGCTCCAAAAATGAGGGATGATGATAATTAGATAAAAATACGATTCACAAGGAATACCATTGTTTTACACATTTTAATGTCTTTGGTAGATAAATACATTTACAAGACAGATAGAAAAATCCACATTTTTGTAGTCATTTGGCTACAAAAACACGAATAGCCCTTAACATAAAGGCAACGTTTCTGATAAATCAATTGGAGACGCAGACAAAGAGTGCGAACTCAAATGTTCATCGGTGTATATGAAGAGATGGTACACAACACAACACGGATATTCATTTCGTTTGAACCTTAGAGAAAAACAATTCGTCTATCTTATACAAATACAAGGACAATAAAATAATACCAAAATCTTACATGAACATAGTGATAACATTGTTTATTTTTTTACTGGCGTTATGTCTCTACATTTATTTGATGCATCAATACAAAAAAAGCCAAGATCTAGAGGTTTTTGAAATGGATTATACCAATAATGCACATTTACAAGAAGTTTGCGATATTCGTCAACCAATTATTTTTGATATTCGACCAGTATCCAATGTAATTTGGCAAGAACTTTCGCCGCAACAATTAGCGAGATATGCCGGACAAACGGTCGAATTAAAAAATACACAAGATTATATTCTGCAATCGTCTCCAAATAGTAATATTGATAGTGTATCGGTATCTTTATCTACAGCGAAAACGTTGTGTGATACAGATGATCAATCACGATATTTCTCTGAAAACAATTATGAATTCTTAGAATCGACAGGTATAGCAAAACGTTTACATAGTATTGACAGCATATTAAAACCTACCTTTGTAATTCATACAGCAAATGATTTGCTTTTTGGATCATCTGGAACACACACACCTTTACAATACCACACATATTATCGAAGATTTTTATTGGTTGCTTTAGGAAGAATTCGTGTCAAAATGATACCATGGAAACATACTGGATCGTTAAATACTTTATACGATTATGAGCATTATGAATTTAGGAGTTCAGTAGATCCAAGATCTTTTACAACCGATATCTTGGAATTTGATGTATTGCAAGGATCGGTTTTATTTATTCCTCCTTATTGGTGGTATTCTATTCAATATATTTCTTCTGTTGATTCGCCGGAGACATTGGTTTATAGTGTTTCATATACTACTATAATGAATTTGATGTCAAATCTGCCAAATCTTGGACTCTATTGGTTGCAACAACAGAATATTGTATCAAAAGTGTCCAAGGTTTCTACATTTGATTCTCACCTTGATCATAGTACTCATTCTGTAGAAAACAGTGTATTGCTGACGCAATCTGTAGTTGAGAATACAAATACTTGCGTTGATAATGTTGATTTAGTTAAACAAAATGAAGAACCGATTTCGGAAGAAAACATTGTCCAAGGGGAAACAATATCAACTAACGAGTCTCCTGATTTACCAATAAAAAACGAACAAATTATAAAACTCGAAGAGAAAGTATTTCTACAAAAAATTGCAGAGCCGGTTATTTCGGTTAGTAATATATAGGTATAAATAAGAAAACATATGAATAGAATCAAACGCGTTGTTTTTTCGGCGATTTTATTGCTGGTCTTGGACTTCATCTATTTGAGTGCAAACAAAGCCGCATTTGAGACCCAAGTAATAAACATTCAGCGTGTTATCATGCAAATCAAACCATGGTCTGCCGTAGTTTGCTACTTGTTTTTGATTTTTGTCCTCAACTATTTCATCTTGGAAAAAAGACGTCCTAGTTGGGAAGCCGTTTTATTGGGTTTAGCTATCTATGGTGTTTATGAATCTACCAATTATGCACTCTTCAAGAAATGGAGTTTACGACTAGCCATCATGGACACTTTATGGGGAGGTGCCTTATTTGGACTAACCGCAGCGATCATCTACATGGTGTAGACCTTTGCATAAACTGTTTTGTATCTATTTACTGCAATAGATATAAAAGTACTGAGACGATCCTCAATGGCTATTGGTAGATAAATGTATTTATCTACTACTGAATACATATAGATAAGGTATATACCTCTTAGTTTTGCAACACAATACCTAATATTCTTTGATAAAGAAGCAACCCTGCATCTTGGATTGGAAGAACGTATGCATAAGTAGGACCCGTATTATTATGTGAATGCCACAATTCGGGAGGTGTAATAAACATGGATCCTTGTTTCCAGTGCACTTTTTTCGGATTCACAATATTTCCATTTTCATCCAATTCTTTTCCCATGAGTGTATACACATTTTCGCTATCCTCGCACTTTATACACAGATCCAAAGCAACCGAATTATGTCTGTGTGGTTTTTGTACAGTATTTGGTGGAAGTTCGTTGTACAATGCCCACAAAACTGGTGTAATTGTATTGACACCCATCTTCTCAGTGTCTTTATTGCTCAACAAAATACCCTTCCTGTTGTTATTTGGATTCGATAATCGATTCAAATTTTCGGTCAAGAATTCATTACTATATATGCATGTTTTGAAAATCTTTTTTTCTGTTTTGCTACCCAAATAATTTACTAGAGGACTATCATTGACATAATAAATGCGTAATTCAGTTTCTTCCAGATTACATATCTTGATAGAATGGAAGCATGGCGTAATCAAAATATCGCCGCATGATACCAAGACCTCATTGTTATTGTCGATACAAAATGATGCTCGTCCATTGATAACATAAAAAAGATTGGATGTTGAATTATACTCATTGCAATCAATGTGATGAAATTCGATAGATTCGCATTCCTTTTCTAATTTTATGAAAGACGCCAATAAATTTGGCGTAGTAGATTTATGAGATACATTGAACACGTCCGAAAAATCAACAAAATCAACTCCATAATCGCTTTCGTCTATATTTTTTTCATAGAATGGAATCATATTCAAAGAGGGGTCTACATTTTTCTCATACTCATATGCTGAAATATAATTGTCTTCCATAATAATAATTCAATATTATATTATTACGTTTATATCTCTTTCATTTTTATACTACATTTCACATTTCATAATAAGGGCATCATCTTGGACTGAATCTCCGATGTTTGTTCGTCCAAATCGTATCCATATAGTTCATAAAATGCCTCCTCTTTTTCTACATTCAATTCGGGGTCCCAGAAAACACACTCGTCTTCTTGGTCAATAATCCCATTATACTCTTGGATTCTTTGTTTCCATATGGGTGATTTGGCTGCATAGTATGGCCAATTATATCGCATCAAATCGACAATTTCTTTCGGTTCGAAATCTTTATGTCGACAGTTAAATAGTGTGTTCAAATCCTTTCTAGTTGCGTAGGTGCAAACCTTTGCTAGAATTTTGCGGGCAGGTAGATCTCCCGATGCCTGGACTGTCTTGTATATTTCTACTTCTTTTTCTCCGATCTGGACAAGAAACTTGGTTTCTTTATATTGTGGAGGAGGTGTTTTCGACGACGGTTGCAAGAAATCTTGGAAGGGTTTTGTAAACCTTGATGTATCGACCATATTGCGAACAATGGTTCCTACGATATGAGGTCCCTCTGCCTGTTTTTCTACCAAGGACTCTATAAATTTTCCTAATCTTGGGTTATAGGGTCGCATAAATTCATTGTATACCGCTAATAAGTATTGCGCGACCTCTAACTCGTAGCCTGAAAAATAGAGTTCATACACCCAGAAGAAGGCTTGCAGGCGATCTTTTTCTACGATGGCTTGTGCTAAAGAGACCAACACTTCATCATAAATATAGAGATATCGTGTTAATATTAGATGTTTATTTAGCGGCGGTTCTTCATCAGTTTCGTTTGGTGATTCAATGGATATAAATACATTCTGTATTTTGTCGGTCATTTTATGATTGGGGTGTATTTGATGTGTATTTGATATAATATACATCAATTTTATAATACTCTTTGAAATATGTATAAAAACAATGGTGTAAATTTACATTATATATCATGTCATCTACAACATATTCAATATTCTATCCAACTAAAAAAAAGATTGTCGATTGTTTTATATTTTACAATGAATTAGATTTATTGAATTATAGGTTAAATATGTTATATGATACTGTTGACTACTTTATTATAGTAGAATCTACACATACTTTTACAGGTAAACCAAAGTCTATGTTTTTTATTGAAAACTATAGCATATTTGAGAAATTCAAATCTAAAATTATACACATTATTGTAGACGATTTTCCGTATGTTTATCCAAACATCGATACCAAAAAAAACGAACAATGGTCCAATGAACATTATCAGCGGAATGCAATTAAAAGGGGTTTAGATAAGCTTGAATTAAATGATATTGATGTTATTTTGATTGCAGACGTGGATGAAATTCCAGATCCAATTACTTTGACTAAAATCAAGAATGGTGAAATATATATTAAATTGAATTCTCTTAAAATGGACTTTTACTA